GAATCCTACTCGCGAAAAATTTTTTCGTAAAATTTTTTACGCGAAATATTTATATTGAGTCGTAGCAAAAGTACAGCGGAAAAAGAGGCGGGATTCAGGGGAGGGCGGGAGGGACGCGGGCGCGTTTTTGCTTGGGGGTATGCCCCCCTTAACTATATTGGTAGGGCTTAGTTAACCTGTTAGCCAGCTAACCTAAAAAAGGGCGCACACGGCACCCTTAACTAACTAGATAGTTAAGCCTAGCTGATACGCTTGAACATAGCGAAGCTAAACTCTACACCTTCGCCGACCACATCGCGCATGGCTTGGTTACCGCGTGACTTAGGCCAAGGGGTACCTAACAGCAGGGGCAGGTAAGTCTCAACTACCTTATTAGTAGTTGACTTATGCACTAGCTCTTGGTCTATCTCAGCAGCTTGGCCAGCATCAATAACAATTCGGTCTTTGTCATCTAAGCGTAACAACATCTCTTTAACTAGTTTGCCCGCTTGCTTAGTCATTACCTCAAACAATTTAGACCAGCGCGGATCATCCATGTTGGCTACTTCAAAGGTACCAACTAGGTTAGTGCTACCGCCAGTAACGTATACTTTACTAGCAGCTTGCTGCTTAAGTTTTTGTAGTGGCGTTAACTCTGGCGCTAGGGTTGAACCGTTAGCGTCAAGGTTAGAGATAGCTTCTTTAACTGTTTGAGTTGAAGGGGCTACGGTCTTGTTAGTCTTTGCATTCATTGCATTAGTCCTAATAATGCCCACTAGGTATTAGTGGGATGCGAACTATTATACAAGGCCAGCTATATAGTGCAAGCACTGTATATAGTTAATTAGTCGGTCATTAATTATATATATGACTAACAAATTCTCACTGTCTCTGGCTCTAACGGGTCGCCTCCGTCGCGCTCTCTAACGGTTTCGGTGGGTCTGTCGTCCGTCGGTCGCTGTCGTCCGTCGGTCGCTGCGTGAATGAGTGGGTGGGTGGGCGGGTGGGCGCGGCCCCCTGCTATTTTTCTATGTAGTCGATCGATCGATCAGTCGATCCGTCGATCGATCCGAGTCGATTCGTAATCTGTCCCTCGATCGTTTGCGGTACACGTTTCGTGATGAGTTGTCCGAGTCGATCGATCAGCTGATCCTTGGATAGTAAGTCGATCTTCGCGGTCAATACTTCGCGTCGATCGATGTAAAGGCCGCCGACCTTCCCTCGGTGAATCTCTGCGGTGATGGCCGCGTTGATTTGGCCTTGGTCGCGTGCCTCCTCGCGCAAGTCATGAAGCGCGGATAGGTGGCCCTCCATGGAAACTCTATCCCGCTCCGCCTCCTTGATTTCCTGGTCGATCAGATAGTTTCGGAGTAACGGGTTGTGATTGAGTAACACACTGCCTTGTCTCTTTGCAGCTGCTCTGTTCTTCGTATAACCAGCTTTGACAGCTGCTTCGGTAGCGTTTTGGCCTTTCAGATACTCTCGAGCGAACTTCTTTTGCTTCGGGTTTAGCGGATGCCATGTCTTACCATCGGGGTCAACGAAGTTGTTGCCGTCGTCAGATGGGAGCATAGGAGTGTACTGTAGTTCTTTCATGCAGTGGATCCGAGGGGTCTGTGGTCTACTACTATATTCTAAAAATAATATATTTTATAAGAAAGAAAAGATTTCGCTCGCGGCCTATCTACTCTATTCTCTGTTTTAGAACTAATAGTTCTAATAGATTCTATTACTTTTCAGTCACACTCAACACGGCCCCCGTCCCTTGTCCCACGAGGCTTTCATCATCACTCTATTACTTCTATTAGTTTATTAGTCGTTTTTGTTAAAAAAATAAAAAAAAGTTTTTTTTTCAAATAGACAATATCAGTAATCTTTCTAATAGGCACAAAAAAGCCCACCGAAGTGGGCTAATCGCGGTTAGTGGGTGTTTAGTACAGAAGATCGAGCACGCTCAGATCTGTCAATACCCATTCCATTCCTAAGTCAGGGTCAACTGTAGCTATTCCGTATTGGTCGTCTTCAATCTGAGGCCCGTCTAGGTTACTGACTAACGTCCAGACATAAATGTCGTCGTCTCCGATCAGGGGTATAAAATGTTCCAGCACGTGTGGTTTTACGGCGTCGGGCAATGCTTTGTATTGCGCACCCCTCATAATTAACAACCCCTTACCGTCCGTCTCATTTGTATGTAACCAAATGACTATCGCTCCCTGATCGAACTCCTGTCCTTTTCGGACTAGGGTGTATCCTAACAAGTGCAGGTTAGGTCGCACGAACTCCCCGTCCTTTTCTAACAAGTCGGGGACTATATCTTCTGGGTAAAAGGTGTAGGTGAAGTCGAAAAACTCTTGTCGTTCTCGAACACCACTAGCTGATATCAGTGTCTCTACTTTATCGAGGGTTTGGAAAAGATCCTTAATCATTCTATTCTCCTTTCTATGCGTAAACCCGTCGGTGCGTATCGCTAATACGTTAGTCATACGATCTCCTCTGTCTCAGAACGACCCTCTCTGGCGTCTAACGCTGTAAATAGCAGTGCTTCGAAATCCGATGAATCGGTGCCCTCATTATCGCCATCTGTTGCTAAAAACGAATACTCATCGTGGAACTCTATCTCCCCGTTATGGGTTTCGTTAATAGGTTTTCGTATTATGAGTGCACCATTAACATGGTCTATCGCTGTATGTTTTTGCGCCCACATTGCAAAACTATCTTTAGTTTGTAAGCGGTCGTAAAACTTTTCTCGAGCCATGTCGTAAAGTTTGTTGTAATCGATCATTCTATTCTCCTTTCTAAATGAATGCGCCCCTTTCGGGGCGCGGGTAAATTAGCAACCGTAATCGGCTAAACTCCACCGTCGTATCTGGTAAGGCGTTACGTCACTGTATGGCCATACGTCTATTTGGTAAGCCGTTTCGCCTACCGTAAATAACCAAACCTTATTAACAAGTCTTGGGTGGGGTCTACTCTCGTAGAGGTCTGCGACCCGTGAGTCGTTAGACAATCTTTCGTAGAACTTTTCGTAATCGGCTAACTCGTACAAGTTAATCTGGTAAGCGTCTTTCTTGAAATGTTGTATTTCGGTAGACTCGCTATAACTTAGTGGTTCCCAGTTACTGTCGTCTAAGAAATATTCTAGAAAATCGATTTGCTTTTCTATGTAGTGGAACGGCTGTCCACCACCGTGGCTAATTACTGGTTCTAAGCCCAGTGTGTTCTCTACTGTTTGTAGAGCTGTTTCGATTCGTTCGTCGCCTTTCACAATTACTTGCTCGGCTACGATCTTCATCGCTTCTTTCGTATCCATACTTTCTTCCTTTCTATCGTTAAAAATCCTAGGCGCGGGGTACGCGCCTATAGTAAGGGTAGCTAGGAGTACCGCGAAAGTAAAGCACTAAAAGAGCATTACGAAAGGGGCTTATGTAATACTTCATATCATCTCCCGATATGTTTAATATCCGAGTCGGGTATCACTTGGTAAGCGCCTTTGTTATAGGCGGGGGCGATCGTCGCACGAGTCGTCGGTCGCGTATCTGGTTTCTGAGTACAGTCGGTCTTCGGTAATCGAGAAGGGTATTTTTCTCGGTGGTCGTCGACACGCATAGTCAGAGTCAATGGTCGGAAAGGTCGGGCTTTCGCCCGACTCCGAGGTAGTGGTTTATAACGTCTAGGCATCTGCATAATCCGCAATGTTACGGTCATCGTCGACCTCGTCGGCGAACGTAATCGGGTATATCGGGTACGCTGCCATCTCACCTGCAAGCTCGTCGCGGTAGCTGTCAATGCTCCTGACTCGCTTAACGCTCACATGATCCTCGACTCGCTCTTCGAGTAACCACTGGTCGAGCAATCTGGTACGAGCTTTGTAATCCTCGTATTCTTCTGGCGAGTAATGCGTGGTATTCTCGTCGATAGGAGTCGAGCGGGGGTGCCACTTACCGTAGGTAATGGCTAGGCTAACGATCTCGGGGTACGCTGCGAGTGTCTCGGCAGGTATCGAACTACCTATCGTACGCAACTCAGCGTGGGCTTCTTCCATGAAGTCGTGTAATTTACCAGCAAGGCTGCTGCTGAATCCTAACGACTCGAAGTGCGGTCGGAATACACGATACTGAAGGTCGTGCTCGTCAAATATATCAGACATATCTGTCTCCTTTCTGCTTTCTAAGTTATCCGCGCCCGTAGGCGGCGCGGTTTATATAAGGTACTTACGATTACCGCGAAAGTAAAGCACTAACGCGACTACTCCTCGACGTTGTCCTCGAGATAGTCCATAAGCTCCCCTAATCTTGGGCGAATGTCTTCGTCGTAGTCACGGTCATCGGAAAGCCGTGCACTAATTTCTAAGAGCAATGCTTGGAACCGTTCTAATAACGACTCTTCTTCAGGTTCAGGTTCATCCTCACCGAAATGCTTTTCGATCAGGATAGCGTCACTTAGTTCGCGTAAGCGATCAACATCAACGGTCATTTACTGCGCTCCTTACATCTTCTAAACGTTGTTGAATGACGATCATATTGCAGCTACTACAACACTGTCCGTCTGCGAGGGGCTGCGCGTTATGTCCGTGCGCCCAACCGTTACTTTGTACGTCGATCGGCCCGTCACATACGCAGCATTGGTATTCTACGTTAGGGTCGTATGATCTCATCTGTCGAGGGTTAACACCTTTATGAACACCGTTCATCTCAAACTTGATATCGACTTCAGCAGCGATACCTTTCTGTTCGTCTAGTGCAACGAAAAATGCAGACTGATCACAATCTTCTTCGAGGTAAACCTTCGATCCTGAGACGTAACTGTACCCACTGATCTCTTGGTGTATCCCGAGTTCGAGCAACTCGCTAAACTCCACTTCTAGCCAACCGTGGCCAGGATCGTGGAAGAATTTATATTCCTTCATTTCTTTCTCCTTTCTATTAAGTTAATGGTCTGGTAGTTGATGCAATTGCGGCAATGAAAACTTCCCGTCGTCGAGGAAGGGTGAGGCCCGACTTCATCGCATCTATCTCTCTTCTCCCCGAAAGGGGTAGGAACTTGCCTGACGCTACCAGTCGCCTGACTCAATATCCCCACCGATATTCTATTCACTAACTGCTTCATGCTGCAGTCTATCCCAAAGGTCGTCAGAAATCTTAGGCATTTCTTTGTACAAAACTTTATGGAATTTACAATGTAGGCAACGCACTGTTGCGTATCCCTCTACTTTATCGTCCGAGATCCATGAACGACAATCGTCGTTATAACAAAGCTGAACCTCGTTCGGTAATAATTCGAAAGCAGCGTCGAGTAAATCGGTCTGCCTGTCGTAATCGTCGCGCCAACTCATGAGTGTGTATGCCCGTCAGTTTCGATACCAAGTGTCGGTGAAAACGGGTTTGGTATCTTTACCATAATACAATCGTCATAGCTTGCTTTATGCACGTGCTTAACAATCCAATCGGTAAAGGATATGTAAGCAAAATCTGGGTGCTGGCTATCTAACACGTGACGTTCGAAAACTCTCCTGAGAGCTTTATCTTGTTCGTCTGTCGGGGAAAGCTCTAGTAGCTTTTTGACAGGTGTAATCAGTGTCATATATTCTCCTTTCTATGGGGGCGCGGGTAGCGCCTACTACTAAAGCGTAGCGGCGACTACCTCGAAAGTAAAGCACTAAGCCCGAAGCTTCTCAGGATTCCTGAGACGCCATTCGACGCTGTACCAATAAACTTTCATGTTTACATCTTTGGCGCGGGAGGCACATTTGCGTACTGCCTCTATGCGCTGTTGTGTTTGAGCATTAGTCATAACTTTCACCTCACACCAGATCTTTGATCACAGAAATTGTAAAAGCAACCATCGCCATGATAAACGCTGCTCCGCAAAGTATCGCTATCCGCTCAACTTTGTTCATAGACTCTGATTTGAAATCGGATGTTCTATTTTCAACGAGTTGAGGATGTTTTCTTGCGGTCTCTTTAACGATTGTACTAATCGCTGCAGAATTATGTTTCATA